GTTGCTATATTATCGTACCCTGCCGAATCCACATAGTTATAGAAAGAGGCACCGCAAGCTGAACCGCCAGGAAAGGGTGACCTAGTGTTGGAATTGCGATGCCCCATGTTAGTTAGTCTTCGTATCTGTCAAGTATGTGAGCGATTGGACTCTCTTCCAATCTTTGTATTTCTTTTAAATACTCTTCCGTGTTGGTCAACTGCTTGAAAGAAAATCCCTTTGAAGCGAACTTCAACATATTAGAGTATTTTTTCCACTGAGGGTCGTTGACCTTCTTGCCGATTTTGTATCCGGAATCCACACCGTTTACGAAGAGTTTCCACACATTGTCATAGACTTCTTCGACCCATGCTTTCCTTTTGGAGATGTGTGATTTAAATGATTTTACCCGTTGACGGTCGGAATATTCTTCCGTTTCCTTGTGTCTAGAGTGACTAATACTGGCGGCGATGCTTGCTCTTTTGCGTTCTGCCTCTGCCCACTTTGGGTCTGTCTCTCTTTTAACTCTGGACGCCTGCACCCCAAGTTGACCTCCCTTTGCCGCCCACTCTATCCACTCTTCTCCATTATGCCAAACGTTTTTATGAAACCAAGGGGAACAAACGTATAAGTTTGATGGGTCATTTGTTCCTCCTTTACTTCTAGGGGTACGATGATGGACATGCATACCCCTCATTTGTTCGTTAGTTAAACCCCAATTGTCTTGGGCGATTTTTCTGTATGGTCGTTTGTCAACCAAGACAATACTGAGGTCTCTGTCCATTAGTTTTCGTATGCTTCTAAAATGTCAGCGATAACGCCGTTTCTAACAATATCACCCCTATCGAACTTAATCGTACCGACTCCTTTAATATTAGACAACCGGTGGTAGGAGTCTAGAAGTCCGTTGTCAGTCTTAAACACCTCCAAGTCGATTTGACGAGTGTCCCCCGTGATTATAACTTTGGAGTTTTCGCCTACCCTGCTGATAACCGTTTTTATATTTTCAGGGAGAGCATTTTGTGCCTCATCAAAAATAATCAAACACTCATTAAGGGATCTGCCCCTAACATCCTCTAACATAAGAGGTTCAACAATTTTTTTCTCTACAAGGTATTTAGCAGCACCTTGAGATTTCATCATTACTACAAGGTTGTCATACACGGGTCCCACAAGAGGTGCCATTTTTTCTTCCATTGTTCCGGGAAGTGCTCCTCTCCCTCTTTGGTAGGAGCATCCTACATCACTCCGGACGTAGTAAATTTTGCCAATGTTGCCCTTGCTAATCTCAGTTAAACCCCACCATAAGGCGACCAGAGTTTTCCCAACCCCGGAAGGTCCTATGGCGATGGTTACGGTGTTTTTATTCAAGCAAGACCAGAGGTCCTCTTGGTGATCGTTTTTTGAGTAAAACGGTAGAACATCCATGCCCTTGGAGTAGGTATGTTCTAGCATCTGGGCATTTTCAGCTCGACGAGTTCTGCGCTTGGTCTTTGAATCAATCATGGGTGAGGGTGACAGTCGTTGGGTAATAAATACGCTTTGCTGCTTACAAGAATTACATCTCGCTCACCTCCGTTATAAAAATAGTCCAGTGTCATTGGAGTCTAACACGGGTATTAGTGGTTTTACCCCCCCCCTCACTCTCCCATCCGCTCGCAAAAATCATCAAAGCCACCACGTCCACCGCACGGGCGGGAATAGCGGTCTTGAGGAATGAGGTATTGCTTGAGCTTTGCTTTTTGCAAATACTTGTCAGCTATTGGTGAAGTTGCCAATACAACGGTTCCGAAATCTTCCTGCATCATAGCAGGAACGGTATCAACAGGGGATTTTGCCATGGTAATCTGTCTTTGTAAGGGACAGCAACTTTTTTACGGTGGTTACAAATCACCGGTCACATTTCGGTGTCCCAACCTATATTTCTTTGTCCACCCCTAATCCCTCTTACAAAGGAAGACCGGGGGTCAGCATCTCCGGTTGCAGCATCATAATCTGGGTCGTTGAAACTGTGGTCAGACGGAAACAACCTCAAACGTTTATTGGCTAGATTAGGGAAGGCAAGAGAGTTTCCAAACCCTGGGCGACTAAGCTCACCGTAAAACCTCTTATTATTTATAATAGCATCTTGCAACCCTTTGTCAACGGTATCCAACTTCATAGAATAATAAGTCAGAGCCCAAGTGAAAGCATCCGTTCTGTCATCATGTTTTACAAAGGGAAAAGCCGTTATTTCTCTTACAAAGGGGTCAATCCATTCAGCTTCTACAAGCTTTACCCGGTCAAACTCCAACAGGGGTGCAACTGCCTGGAGCCTGATAGTTTTAGACCGAAGGGGTTTCATTTCCTCAATAGGAATCTTGGCTTCTTTCTTTAGCATTTGAATTAGGGATTGCCCGGAAGCAGCTTTCTCGATACATAATACTCGTGGTCTATAAAAAGCATAGAGATGTTTTACTTTGGCAATCAAATCCGGAAACCCCAAACGACCTGTTATCATATCTCGGATATATACCTTACCAGGAAACCGGTGGGAAATTGAAGCCACGCATATGGCAGTTTCATCTGCCAGTTCTTTCTCAGAGAAAGCACAATCAACCGCCAACCAAGTCAAGTCAAACTCCGGACATTCCGAAAGTGGAATCCTGCTAATCCAACTGTCTTTGATGATTTGCCCTTCGGCAGCCACGGGACTACCCTGGTAAAGAGCAGAAAACGCAAACGAACCCATTGTTTTCTTCTGAGCCATAAGCATATCCACCGAGAAAGCGGTATTGCTAGGCCAATGCGATTCTCCAATTTCCCTCTCAAGCGGGTCATCTGCCATTTGCTCGGCAGTCTCAATCAACCCCGCAATATTCACCCACCTCCACCCACCGGGATTATCGTCTTTGTCGTATATACCATCTGCCTCCATCAACACACCGTGAAGGTCGTGCTGGTGAAACCTGGTAGCAATAACCATCTGACACCAATTGTTGGTACGACGGGTACTTGCTTGCTCCCCCCACCAGGATTCCAATGCTTCTAACGCAGCGGTTGAAGTTGAGTCCTTCAAGGGGTCATCCACAATCATTGCGCCGACGCCAGGACTTGTGATATTGGTAGTACCTGCGGTGAAACCCGTAAGTACCCCGCCTACAGAAGTTGGTAGGATATACCCACCACCAAGCATATCGTACTTAGAGTCAGGGGAGAATCCCTTCCAGTCGGAGAAAATTTTACGAAACTCAGGATGTTTCAGGTATCCGACGGTATCTTTGTGAAACTTTCCGGAAAGTTGCTGCCCGTAAGATGCAATGATGTGCTGGGTCATTTGGTCTCGACCCAATAACCATGCCACAAACATAGAGGCAAGCATAGACTTACCGGACCGTGGAGGACACGATACGATAAGTCGCCTGTTGCGTTTCATTGCCAGGTCTTCAAAAGCAGATGCAATCACCTCATGAAAGGCAACCACCTTGAGGTCACCTTTTTTCATGATATCGGCAAATGCCAGGAAGCAGTTTTGTGCCGCCTTGTATTTATACTCCTCAATCACAGAGGCCGGAGCCTCCATGACGATGAGTTCTTGTATGCCACGGATGTATTTTCGCCAGGAACTGTGTTCGTCTAACTGGCTTGCCTTGGTTATGATGGGGCGCATTTTAGAAGTTGCTGATGCGTTTCAGTAGCTCTTCGACTTTTCCGTCGTACTCCCGAGCCAGTTGTTGCTCAGAAACAGGTTCCTTAGCGGTAAGGGCCACAATATCCTCGGTGATTTCACGGTGCGCTTTCACAGAAGCGGAAAAGATTTGTACTAGGTCCCGTGTGGAACACTCAGGGAGTTGGTCCTGAAGCATTCCGATGGCTTCATTGGCGACCTTGAGGGCCTCGGAAGCTAGAAACTCTTTCTGGCGGACAATTTCGTCCTTGGCATCATTGTGATTAGACATTAGTAAAAGCTCTTACGACATTTGGCACAACCACCCCGTTGAGGGGGATTTCCTGAGTAACCCTGAATTGTTCTCAGGATTTGTTTTGCAAGTTCCTTGTTTCCCATTGTTGAAGCAGAGTGATAATCTCTCCAAAGTTGAGCAGCATTTTTCATACTAACAAGGTGTGACAGGTTGAGAATTTGCGGTACAAGGTAGGCAACCAAGCCTCCAAAGTTCCGTAACTTGTGCAAGTTGGAAAGTTCCCTCTTGCATCCATCCCTTACCTTTTGGAGATTGCCCTATGTAA